CACTGTAAAACCTGAACCTATTGTTTGTAATTCATAAATTGTTTTTTGTTTACCCCCGTATGAGGATGTACCGTAAATTCCAGAGCCGTAAGAAATGGATGCAGCTGAGTCATTTGAAAAAAGTAATGAGTCAGGCTGGATGACATTCTTTTGATCAAAGTCAAATCTTAAAGAGTAACTAAGGTCTAGCTCTCCATTTACGTCTAAGTATGTTATTCCCTTATATATAGTTTTACGAACATTGGGATCACCTAAAGGCACATAGGGAGTAGCAAACGAAGCTTGTATTTTTGCCCCATCAAAAGTATTACCTTGTTCCATCCGATAAACATAACCATCACTAGCAGCAAAGTATATAAGTTCTGTATTACCATCATATTCGCCGTATATTACGTAGGCATTGATAGCACGTAAATCGTTAAAAGCCATACCTTGTTCTAATTGTGTGGCCGCTATCCCTTTAGCCGCATCATTTGTGTACCCTGTATTATACCCAAATATTCTGTATTGGCTCTTTTCACGAATAACTGTGCTTGAAAAACCGTTTGGACTTGTGCCAATTAAATCTAACAATTCATCTTGGATCATCTTTGATACAGAACCAAGACTAAAGTCACCAAATTTATCTGTGGATGAAAATAAACGAAGCCCATCAGGGCCTAAGAATATTATATCTCCCCCCATCTCTTGTATAGTATCTGAAGCGATACAACCTAAGTTACGGGAGACTGGTTTTAATTGAAAGTCTCCTACGCTGTTTCCAGCAATTACACTAATACTACTTTGGCAAAATACAACAAGCTGATCACGAAAAACGATTAACCCCGTAATTTCATCGGCTACATTTATTATACCGCCACCGCTTGCAATTGTAAAGTCCGTATCTGTATAGGGAGCAGAAAAAGCTAATTTTTTTCCATTCCCAAGAAATATGTGGTTCTTAAAGTTAATTATAAAACTTGAACCTGACGTATCAGCAGGTAAAGAAGATAGTTGTTCAAATGTACTCCCAGCAAATCTAAAAGGCTTACCTGTTCCATCAACAATCATAAGTTTTTCTGTGCCATCAAAGTCATACTTTAAAAAGCGTACTTTACCTGTACCTCCTACTGTGACACCACTACTACTGTAAGTTCCACTATCACTTACTTGTGTCCACCCTGACCCTGAAGAGAAAAATAAATCATTTCCCCGACATGCAAACACTTTGCTATCATATCGTATTAGACCTCTAATAACACCTGCATTGGTTACAGCGTTGTCATCAAACTTCTCGTACCCTTCTACTCTTCGGTAGCCCCCAAATACAGAAGGTTCAAAGTTACGTAGTATACGTGCTGAACCCGGAGCTTGAAAGCCTTGTTGGTAAGGAGAAAGGTTTGTTACCAAGCCACCCTTAAATTCAAAGGAATGAGTTTGCCACCTATCAGGCATTAAACAGCCCTAGCGTAGAGATTTTCGTTAACAACTAAAGTTCTCATTTGTTTTAAACCGTCTTCAAATTTACGTAAAGCTAAACTGGCTGACTCAAGGTTGTCTCTGAACATGTAAGAATGGTACATCGCACCATCGACAATAACATGTTTAAATCTAAATGGTATTGTTGGTATATCATCGTGTGTGTCTAAGTCAGCAGGGATCATAAAAAATTCGTACTCAATAGTGTATGCTTTGTTAGGCATAGGTGCAAAAATAATGTCACCATCCTGTGACCGAATAACATATTCAGGGGCTGACCCTTTTGTTGAGTCAGTCTCACTTTCTTGGTCTATGTATTTGTCAATGTATTCATCGTAGCTTAGTTGTTTAAGTCTTCTTGCTTCATTAAAACCTAAAGAAGTATCACGCAGTATACGAACAGTATCAAAATCTGTGTATTTAACATTTTCAGGTAGAGGATATCGTAGTTCTCCAGCAGTCAAAATAATATCATCTGTATTGTGGTTAAAGGGCCAACTAAAATCTTTTTGATTTATATCCCGAATAGTGGCATTAATCGCATCCTTTGTTTGGGCGTAGAACCCAGTAGCAGTAGCAAAATTACTAGTTGTCAGTTCTGTCTCATTAAGCCTACGACAAATTTCATTTGCAAGAGAGAGATAATTATAAGCCATTAGTTTTTCTCCACGACTCTTATGCGAACTTCTTGTTCACGAATAGTTGCATCACTAGCAGTCATACGACACACTATTTTATACGTTGTAAAAGCAGTACCAGTTCCTAAATATATTGTGGCAACAGTATCTGTGTTGGTACGGCTAACAAGTTGCAACCCGTTGACAATTTGGCTATCCGACCAAGTTTGTAGTACACCATCCGCATCGTAGATTTTCCAAATTAATGATGAAATGGTATCTGTATCTAAAGCAGTACTCCAATCAATAGAGTAATCTAGCTGATCATCAGGGTCTTTATCGGGCCATTTAAGAGACATTAGGCTGCCTTTCTTCTTTGCGAACTTGTCTGTGCAGGTAGAACAATGACAACCCTGTGTCGGCTTGTTTGTTTAGGTGGGACAGTAACAACATGTTTTTTATCGAAAGCTGATGCAGTAAATACCGTAACCACGCCTGTTGTTGTTAATGTACCTACTGAGAATGTTCCAACTACTCCTGTTAATGTTACGTTTGCTGTACCTGTTAAAGTAAGTGTATTTATGCTACCTGTAGCACTAACACTTTCTAATATCTCTGCTATATTCACTTGTACAGTATTAACTGCACCTGTAGCACCAACTCCTGTAAGTGTTACGTTTGCTGTACCTGTTAAAGTAAGTGTATTTACAGAGCCTGTAGCACTAACACTTGCTAATACCTCTGCTATATGTACTTGTACAGTATTAACTGCACCTGTAGCACCAACTCCTGTAGATATACGTTCCGTAATATCTATCTCAAAGCCACCTGCTGCAACGCTAGTGATAGCACCTGTTGCTTGTACACCTGTTAAGGCAACATTAGGTGCTACAACGCCATAACTTGCATCCCCGTATTTTCCTGTACCATAAAGAGCATCAGCAATATCATAGAACGCCATGTTCTAGTCCTTAAGCAATACGTATTACAGCGTTACTTGCATCAGCAGCAGGAAACTCAATAGTTAAGTCACCAGCAGTAGCACTAACAGTACCACCAAAATCAATGACAGCTATAGCTGAATTACTATTTGCTGTATTGTAAATGATACATCCATCGGCAGAAACTGTTACGTTACTAAATACTTCATCTGCAAAATCTACAAGTGCAGTAGTACCACTGACTGTTATAGCTGCACTACCTAATGCCTGACCACCAGCACTATAGTTAGTGCCTGATGCTTCGTCAGAGTTGCCTGTTACGTTTGAATAATTAGTTGTAGCTGCACCATATGTACCAGACATCGATGGTTTTATTAATGCTATTTTAAGTGAATCAGTATCAAGGTCATGTAGACCACCTAATAATTCAGACTTAAAACTAGTACACATTGCTGTTGTGATAGCCATTTGTCGTTCTCCTATTCTCTAGTGGTATTTTGTACTATACCACCTAAAACTTTTATTTTTTGATCTGCAACTATAACTTCATTTAACGCCTGATCAACTGCTTTTAACGTTGCATTGTTACTTTTGATTACGTCTTGTGCGTTTTCAATCTGTAGCTTGTATTGAAAAATTAATGCTTGTGCTAATAAATTCTTCATAGAAACTCCCTGTTGTCTGATTATACACATAAATTATACAAATAGCAAGAAGTTTATTTAGATAGTCTCTTAAAAGCCTGTTTAATTTCTTCTAGTGTTCTTTTGCACCCAATACAGACTTTATTTTCATCTAGTCTGCATAGACCTACGCAAGGACTCATTTAGCAATCTCTCTTAGGCTTTTCATTACATCGTCTATATTTGGCTTTTTAGAATTGGGATTATGTACACATTTATATTGTTTAGGGCAACCTACAGGGATATCTGTAAATTCCATTTCATATGTTTTATTAGCACCCTCATAGATACAAGCCATCTTCCCCTTGTATACTTTTTGTTTTTTTAATCGGCACGTTACGTACGTCGGTTCTTTTATTATACCTTGATTAATCTTTTGTTGATATGTGTAAGGCTTACTATCTAAACTTTTAATGGGTATTAAAAACAAAAATATAAATAATACTTTAATCTTCAATGGATTCTTCTCTCATAATAAAGGTTTTTGGTTGTGTTGTTATATCTGCATTTGCTCTATTCATCCAAACACCAACTAACAGAACAGCAAAACCACCTATTATAGCCACTACAACTAACCAAGCGA